GTCAAGTTGCTTCCATAGCAAAAAGAGGAAAGGAAGCTATAAGAAATGCTAGAGGCGTTAAAAAAAAGGTATGAAGCACAAATTGCTGAATCAATAGCAACAATCAATATTTATCTTAAGAGCCCTGTAGGTATTGGTGAACATCCACAACACTTGGACGAAATAAATAAACTATTACAAGTGGTCGTAGATGCAGAAGAAAAAATAAAAGTAATCGAAAGGTGGGTTAATTAGTGGAAGACTTAGTAATCATAGATAAAATAAAAAAGTCCATAAACAATGCTTTACTTCAAATACAAGACACAATGATGAGTGGAGGTGTTGACAATATGGAAAAATATAAATATATGTTAGGACAGGCACATGCCTACCAAATAATATTACAGGAAATCTCTAACCTGCTAAACTATAAGGAGCAAAAAAATGAGCAAGGAAACGTTATCGACATCGGAGACAAAAAAGGAAATTCCTAAAACTGTCAACGCATTAGAACAAAAATACAAAGAACAAGCAAAAGAAGAACCTCACGCAAAAAGATTAGACCCAGAAAATATTCAAGATGTAGCTGATCAATTACCAGAACCATCTGGTTACAGATTACTATTATTACCATTTACACCTAGAGAAAAAACTAAAGGTGGTATCTTATTTTCTCAAGAACAATTAGATAAAGCAAGAATAGCTACGACATGTGGTTATGTTTTAAAAATGGGAGACTTGGCCTATAAAGATAATGAAAAATTTATAGAGCCTTGGTGTAAAGTAGGAGATTGGGTAATTTTTGCCAGATATGCTGGATCAAGATTACCAATAGAAGGCGGAGAAGTGCGTATAATAAACGATGATGAGGTTTTGGGTACAATTAAAGATCCAGAATCGATTCTTCATTACATTTAACATAGGAAGGAACTATGCAAGAAGAAAATAAAAAAGATGATCTTATTGATGTAGGTGAAGCTGATGAGTCAGCAACTGAAATTAATTTAGATGAACAGCAACCTAAACAGGAAGCTGCAGAAGAAAAAATAGAAGTAGAACAGGTTGAAGAAAAACCTGTTGAAAAAAAAGAAGAGAAAAAGGACGAGTTAAAAGAATATAGTGAAGGCGTTCAAAAAAGAATTGCTAAACTAACTCGTAAAATGAGAGAGGCAGAAAGGCAAAGAGAAGAAGCAGTAACTTTTGCTGAATCAGTAAAAAAAGACAAAGAAACTTTAGAAAGTAAACTTTCTAAACTTGATAAGTCTTATGTTTCGGAGTTTGAAAACAGAGTCAAAACAAATATGGACGCTGCAAGACAAGCTTTGAAAGTTGCGATTGAAGCAGGAGATGTGGATGGACAAGTATCAGCACAAGAACAGATGGCAAGACTATCTTCTGATGCTGCAAGACTTGGACAATTGAAGGCTGCAGAAGAAGCACAACCAGATAAAAAAGTTAACATAAACCCTCAAAGAAGAGCTTATGATCAAACAGTACCAACAGATGCGAAAGCAGAAGATTGGGCAGCTAATAATGCTTGGTTTGGTAATGACTCAGCTATGACTTATACGGCTTTTGATATACATAAAAAGCTTGTAGAAGAAGAAGGATATGATCCAAAATCTGACGAATACTATACGGAAGTTGATAAAAGAATAAGACTTGAATTTCCGCATAAATTTGATAAGGTAGCGGATACAACTACGGAAAGAGCAAAACCTGCTCAAAATGTAGCTTCGGCTAAACGTTCAGCCCCACAAGGACGCAAAAAAACTGTCAAGCTCACACCTTCACAGGTAGCAATAGCTAAAAGATTAGGTGTGCCACTCGAAGATTATGCGAAACAATTAAAAATCACGGAAGGAGTATAAGCATATGGAAAATGATAAAACGAAAACTTCACGTGCGAGTCAAACAAGAGCAAAGGCCGAAGCGCCTAAAACTTGGACTCCACCCAACTCACTCGATGCACCGCCTGCGCCAAAAGGCTATCGTCATCAGTGGATAAGAGCTGAAAGCATGGGGTATCAAGATACCAAAAATGTTGCAGCTTCGTTAAGAGAAGGATACGA